CGGAAGCATGAAGCTGAACAACCAGACCCCGCGCTGGGCACAGGCGATCTTTCACCGCATCGAGGAACCCGCATCATACGGGAATGGGAAGTATCAGGACCAAGAAGACAAACCAGTTCACGCTCGGAATTGATATAATGCCAACATTGCTTTATATTTAAAATACGCGACCAGTCCGCTTGACTGAGATATGAGGTGAAACATGGCACAGAAGGAATCAAACGCAGGACGCCCGACCAAATACAAATCCGAAATGTGCAAACAGGTCATCGAGTTTGGAAAGCAGGGAATGAGCAAATGCGAAATGGGTGTCAGACTAGACATTTCACACGATACCTTTTGCCGATGGCAAAACGAAAACCCAAAATTTTCTGAAGCCGTAAAAGAAGCAATACGTCATTCTCAGGCTTGGTGGGAGGAAAATGGGCGTCGGGCAACGTTCGGCGGTGTCGATGGTTTCAACGCAACATCATACATTTTCAACATGAAGAACCGATTCCGTGATGAATGGTACGACACCGTGAAAACGGAAGTCACAGGCAAGGATGGCGAAGCAATCAAGCACGAAACCACGCTTGATGTGTCGAACCTTCCCACTGACGTTCTTTCAGCAATCATGCAGGCGCGCGATGAAGCTGACGCAAGCTGATCTGGACAACGTAGAGCGCGAACTGTGCAGGCGTTCACTGGCTGAGTTTGCAAGACGTGCGTGGCATGTTCTTGAACCCGCAGCCGATCTGAAGTGGGGCTGGGTGCTCAATGCTATCTGCGAACACCTTGAGGCGGTCACTGATGGCCGTATCACCCGCCTTCTGATGAACGTTCCCCCAGGGTCGATGAAGTCGCTGCTGACAGGTGTGATCTGGCCTGCGTGGGAATGGGGACCGAAGAACCTTCCTGAAATGCGCTTCGTCAGCACTGCGCACGAAGAACAACTGGCCATTCGAGACAGCCGCCGTTGCCGCGATCTAATCAAGTCTGAATGGTTTCAGAAACTTTGGCCGCTCGAACTGTTACGCGATCTGAATAAAAAGCGCGAGTTTGGCAACACACGCAAGGGCATCCGTCAGGCTCGATCATTCACATCAATGACTGGTGTTCGTGGCGACCGCATCATTCTCGATGACCCGATCAGCGCTGATAACGCAAACTCCGAAGCAAAGCTGGAAGCCGCACGCATCGCGTTCACTGAAACGCTTCCAACGCGGATCAGTTCCGAAAAGTCGGCGATCGTTGTCATCATGCAGCGCCTGAACGAAAAAGACGTGTCGGGCGTCATCTTGGACATGGGCTTGCCATACACGCATCTTTGCATCCCAATGCGCTTTGAACCCGATCGACGCTGCACGACCAGCATAGGCTGGACTGATCCACGCACAGAAGAAGGCGAACTGATGTTCCCTGAACGCTTCGGTGAAAGTCAGGTGCAGGAACTGGAGCGAACGCTGGGCAGCTATGGCGCAGCAGGGCAGCTTCAGCAGCGCCCATCGCCCCGTGGTGGTGGCATCATCAAGGAAGAGTGGTTCAAATACTTCACGCTTGCACCAAAGCTGGAATTTCGGGCGATCCATGCGGACACCGCGCAGAAGTCTGACGAAAAGAACGATTACAGCGTCTTTCAGTGCTGGGGAAGATCAATCACAGGTGAAGCCGTGCTGATCGACCAGATCAGGGGAAAGTGGGAAGCGCCAGAACTGTTGGTGCAGGCCCGTGCGTTCTGGCTGAAGCATCAGCCGTTGGAAACAAGCCCGCTGCGTGCGATGATGGTCGAAGACAAGGTGAGCGGCACAGGTCTGATCCAGACGCTTCGACGCGAAGGCATCCCGATCCTTCCAGTGCAAAGGGTGAAAGACAAGATTTCCCGCGCCCACGATGCAGCGCCGTTCATCGAAAGCGGAAACGTTTTGCTTCCGATCGATGCGCCATGGCTGTCAGACTTCTTGGCTGAAACGTCATCTTTCCCTGGGGGGGCGCATGATGACCAGCTTGACCCTATGTTCGATGCGATTGCAAATGTGCAAACTGCTGTTGTAAAAAAGACGGTTAAAGCGGCAAAGCCAGTCTCCATCATCATGCCAATTGCTCGGTGATTGTTTTCTGCGCAAATTCCGTTTATAATTCCGAAGACTTTTTCTTTGCGAGGCTGAGACGTGGCGCGATTGACCAAAGAGCAACGGCTGGCGAGCGTCCATCAGGACGCGCTGATCGAATTTGACAACATCCAGTCTGCCATGCGCGACGAGCGCTTGCAATGCCTTGAGGACCGCCGCTTCTACTCCATTGCCGGTGCGCAATGGGAAGGAGCCCTAGCTGAGCAGTTCGACAACAAGCCCAAGTTCGAGGTGAACAAAATCCACCTCTCGGTCATGCGGATCATCAACGAGTATCGGAACAACCGCATCACTGTGGACTTCATCAGCAAGGAAGGCGACGAGGACGACAAGCTGGCCGACGTTTGCGATGGGCTCTACCGAGCAGACGAAGAGGACAGCGTGGCCGACGAAGCCTACGACAATGCGTTCGAGGAAGCGGTGGGCGGTGGCATCGGTGCTTGGCGTCTGCGGACCGTCTACGAGGACGAATACGACGACGAGGACGACCGGCAGCGCATCCGCATCGAGCCGATCTACGATGCCGACAGCACCGTGTTCTTCGACCTGAACGCCAAGCGCCAGGACAAGAGCGACGCCCACTCTTGCTACGTTCTTACCGCCATGACCTTTGATGCCTACAAGGAGCAGTGGAACGACGACCCTAAATCCTGGCCGCGCGAAATCTCCGCGCACGAATTTGATTGGGCGACGCCCGACACGGTCTATGTGGCCGAGGTCTACAAGGTCGAGGAGCGCACGGAGGTAGTTCGCATCTTCCAAACCATCGACGACAAGGAAGAGCGCTACAGTCAAGCAGACTTTGAGAATGACGAAACGCTCGAGGAAACCCTCGCAGCCATCAGCACGGTTGAGGTCCGTCAGAAGCGCGTCAAGCGCCGGAAGGTCCGCAAATACCTCATGTCCGGCGGCGGTGTCCTCGAGGACTACGGCTACATCGCAGGCACAGAAATCCCCATTGTCCCGGTCTATGGCAAGCGCTGGGTTGTGGACAACATCGAGCGGTGCATGGGACATGTGCGCTTGGCGAAGGACGCCCAGCGCCTCAAGAACATGCAGCTTTCAAAGCTGGGTGAAATCTCGGCGCTGACGCCGATAGAAAAGCCGATCTTTTCGCCAGAGCAAGTTGCTGGCCATGAAATCATGTGGGCCGAAGACAACATCAAGAATTATCCGTATCTTCTGGTTAACCCGATCACAGACGCCAATGGCAACGAAACCATCGGGGGCGCTGTTGGATACACCAAGCCTCCGCAAATCCCCGCAGCGATGGCTGCGCTCCTGCAGATCACCGAGCAGGACATGCAGGACATTCTCGGAAAGCAGGAAGCCGGCGAGGAGGTCATGTCGAACGTCAGCGGCAAGGCGATTGAACTGATCCAGTCGCGCCTCGATATGCAGTCGTTCATCTACCTGAGCAACATGGCCAAGGCCGTGAAGCGCAGCGGCGAAATCTGGCTTTCGATGGCAAAGGAAATCCTGGTCGAGCCAGGCCGCAAGATAAAGGCCGTCGGCACGCAGGGTGAACTGTCCTCTGTCGAGCTCGGTCGGCCGATGCTGAACGAAGAAACCGGCGAGATTGAATACGAAAACGACCTTTCAAAGGCGAAATTCGATGTGGCTGTTGACGTTGGGCCGTCCTCGTCCTCGAAGCGATTGGCAACGGTTCGTGCGCTGATGGGAATGATCCAGATCAGCCAAGACCCGGAAACCCGCACTGTTCTGACTTCGATGGCGATGATGAACATGGAAGGCGAGGGCATCGGGGAGGCGCGCAACTTCTTTCGCAAGCGCCTGGTGCAGATGGGCGCGATCAAGCCCACTGAGGATGAGGCGGCCGAAATGATGCAGGCAATGCAGAACCAGCAGCCTGATCCGGAGTCAGTTTACTTGCAAGCTGAAGCAGCGAAGGCGCAAGCCCAAGCGGTCAAGGCGCAAGCAGATACACAATACACGATCGCCCGTGCCGAAGAGACCCGTGCGAAGACGATTGAAACGCTTTCATCAGTTGAGAATGACCAGCGTGAAAGTGCAGTGAAAACAGCGAAGAACCTGCAAGGAATTGTTCAGGACGCGCAAGGAATGCGGCAACCGCCCCGCCGCTTCAACATGGGGTGAGAATATCACGAGGGTCTAATGACTGATAAGGCAGAAGAAATCGACGAAACCGATCTGGACACTTTCGAGGCAGAGGAGCCGGAAGCTGAACGTAAGGACGAGGCCGAAGAGGTCTCCGACGACGAGGACAGCGACACCGAGGCCGAAGCCGAAGCCGAAGCTGAGGAGGAAGATGGCGTCGTCGTGACCATTGGGGAGGAAGCGCCGCCCCCCGAGGAAGAGGAAACCGGGCGTGCGCCTGAATGGGTGCGCGATCTTCGTAAGCAGTATCGTGAAGAGAAGCGTCGGAACAAGGAACTGGAAGAGCAATTGGCGGCAGCCACGGGCGCGACCAAGGTCGCAGAACTCGGGCCGGAGCCAACGCTTGAGGCAGCCGATTACGACCCCGAGCGATATAAGAAGGAAGTTATTGCGTGGTATGAGCGGAAGCGCGAGCACGACGAGGCAGAAGCTGCACGACAGGCCGAGGCGGAGACCGTCGAACGGGAGTGGAAGCAGAAGCTGGAAGGCTATCAGTCGGCGAAAGCTGAACTGAAAGTTCGTGACTATGACGATGCCGAGGAGGTTGTCCAAGACGCCTTCACCGTCACGCAACAGGGCGTGATCCTGCAAGGGTCCAAAAACCCTGCGCTGTTGGTCTATGCGCTGGGCAAGAACCCGAAACGTGCGAAGGAACTCG